GATGAAGGAAAGCATTAATACTTCTAGAACTGGTTTAAGATTTTATCCAAATGCAGGAACTTGGACAGGCAATTACATAATTTATGGATTAAAAGCATAAGGAGGAAATATGAGAAAATATAATGGAACAGAAAGTGTTGAATGTACTGCTGAAGAACAAGCACAGCACGAAGAAATTTTAGCACAAGATAAAGTTATTTCTGATGCGGCAAAAGCTGAAGCACAAGCACAAGAAGATTTAAAAGCTAGTGCTAAAGCTAAACTTGTAGCAGGGGAAGCTCTGACACAAGAAGAAGCAGATACAATAGTAATATGATGAAAAAACTAAAACAAAAAATCTGCGAAATAATTTGTAGGATTTTTGGCATTGTGCCTTGTATGTGCAAACATCAATGCGATTGCAAAAATCAAAACGAAAAAAATGGAAAAAGATAATCTACAAATTGAAGTAGAAAGAATTAAAGGTGACATTAAGTTAATCCAATACTCCATCAAAACCATAGAAACTAATCACTTATCACATATTCAGAAATCAATAGCAAACATAAATAAGGTTTTGTGGACTGTTGGCGTATTAATTTTCACTCAATTAATAATGGTGGTTTCTGATGTCTTATTTTAATAAAATTCAAAAAACAACTGGGGTAGACACCGATGATGTGGACTACGACCCAAAGGACGAAAAAGACGAATAAATATATTCGTTGGTTTGCGTTTTTTATAACAATATTAGGTACGTATATCCTTACGAGTAACAACACAAATTTACAATGGATAGGTTGGACTATTTGTGGATTGTCTACTCTTATTTGGATTTATTGTGCTTATGTAGAAGATGATACTCCTCGTACTTTAATGGAATTAATGTATATGATATTATGTTTGAAAGGAGTTATATCTTGGTATGGCTAAAAAGAAAAATAATCTTTATGCTAAAGTAGAACACGAAAGTAAAGCAAAGTTTAAAAAAACAAGTATTGGACGTCGACCTAGCCCTAGTATGCAAAACAAATCAAAAAGAAGAATGACAAAAAAATATAGAGGACAAGGTAGATGAAAATAGCTTTGTTTATGATTATGTGTTCAGCACTTGCTAACGAGTGTATGCCACCACATAAACTAGGACAATACGATACTTTATATGAATGTTTAAATGCAGGATATACAGAAAGTTTAAATAAATCAAAAGAACTTGGTAAAGAAGAAGTTAACAAACACGAAATTTATTTAAAGTTTGTGTGTACCCCTGAAAAAGCAGAAGGAGTTAGTACTTAATGGCTATAAGAAATTATAAAAAAGAATATAAAAAGTTTCAAAGTTCTGCAAAATCTAAAAAAGATAGAGCAGGAAGAAATAGAGCTAGACGAAGATTAATGGCTTTGGGTGCTGTGTCTAAAGGAGATGGAAAAGACGTACACCACAGAGACAATAATCCTCAAAATAGTGCTAGAAATAATTTACAAGTAACAAGTAGAAAAAAGAATAGAGGAAAGTTGAGGGTTAACGCATAATGATTTGGAATGTATTAGGATTAGGAATTAAAACAGCAGCAAAATTATATTCAGATAAAAAAGCTACTGAGAGTGCTTTATCTGAAGCAAGACTTCTGCACGCAGAAAAAATGAAGCGTGGGGAGATAGAGTTTTCAGGTAAAGTTTTCGAACGTCAGAAGGGAGACTGGAAAGACGAATTCGTGCTGATTATTCTCTCCACGCCAATCATAATGTTAGCTTATTCTGTTTTTGCAGAAGACCCTGAGATAGAAAGAAAATTAGATTTATTTTTTACTAAACTAAACGAAATGCCTTATTGGCTAGTTGGACTTTGGATTTCCATAGTGGCGGCGATTTATGGAATAAAGGCAACTGATATAATAAAAACTAAAAAATGAAAAAAATTAATTTAAATGAGAATACTTCAGTTGGTCTTCCATTAAAAAATTTATTTAGTTTAATCGCAGCAATTGTAATTGGAAGTTATTTTGCCTTTGGAGTTTTAGAAAGGTTAAATAATTTAGAGACTGCTGATATACTTTTTAAAGAAGACCTCTTAAAACGGGCAGAACAAGAACCAAAAAATTTAGAAATGTTTATGTTAATTGAACATTTAGCAGGTCAAATAGAATCAATAGAAAAAGAAATAGAAGCTAGTAGATACAATAAAGTAAATATTGACCATTTAAAAGAACAAGTAGATACTATAACTAAACAAATAGATAAATTAAGGAACGGACACTAATGGTAGAAATAGTTTTTGCATTACTTATGTTTGTAGACAACGAAATAAAAGAACATAGAATACAAGAAAGTTTATCTAAATGTTTAGCAGGTAAAAGAGTTGCCGAAAGGCAATTAAAGACGAACTCGGCTGTTACTTATAAATGTATAAAAAGTAAAGCTGAAGTAGAAATATATCAGGGTCAAAAATCAATCAAAAAGCTAATCTTAGATTAGGCGTTGGAGAAAGGTAAATATGCCAAAAGGAAAAGGAACGTATGGGTCTAAAAAAGGTAGACCACCAAAGAAACCTAGTAAGCCAATGAAACCTAAAAAAGGTAATAAGTAATGGCTAAACGAGGTTTATACGCAAACATACACGCTAAACGTGCTAGAATAAAAGCAGGTTCAGGTGAACGTATGAGAAAAGCAGGTAGTAAAGGTGCACCAACGGCTGCAAACTTTAGACGTGCTGCTAAAACTGCAAAGAAAAAATAATGGTCGCTAAAAAATATCAAAACCCTAAAGGTGGATTAAACGAACGGGGTCGAAAATATTTTAAGCGAAAAGAAGGTGCTAATCTTAAACGTCCACAAAAATCAGGGACAGATGGTCGTAGGGTATCTTTCGCTGCACGTTTCGCAGGAATGAAAGGTGGAATGAAAGATAGTAAAGGAAGACCTACAAGATTAGCCCTAGCATTAAAAGCGTGGGGCTTCGGTTCTAAAGAAGCTGCTAGAAACTTTGCTAATAGAAATAAATTAAAAGCATAAACAATGGTATTAAGAAATAACAAATTATCAGAACTACACGACAAACTTACAGAAAAATTATTAGAAAAAGTCAATGACCCTGAATGTAAGTCTAGTGACCTAAATGTTGCAAGACAATTTCTGAAAGATAACAATGTAGATAATATACCAGTAGAAGATAGTCCATTAGCCGAATTGGCTAAAAAATTGCCATTTAAAGAGCAATCTCTAAAGGACGCTACTGATGAAGCAAAGAGCTTCAAATCGTAAAAATAAGGTACTCTATGACCGAAATACACCCTGTTTTAAGGGACTTTAGGAACTTCTTGTTTCTGACTTGGAAACATTTGAACTTACCTTCACCAACACCAGTACAATACGACATAGCTGACTATATGCAAGATAGTCCTCGTAGATGTGTTATTCAAGCATTTAGAGGAGTAGGCAAGAGTTGGATATGTAGTGCCTTTGTATGTTGGAAACTATTGAACAACCCCGACTTAAAATTTCTAGTAGTCTCCGCTTCAAAGAATAGAGCAGATGACTTCTCTACATTTACAAAGAGATTAATTAATGAGATGGAGATACTAGAACACCTTGCCCCTAAAGAATACCAAAGGGGAAGTAATGTCTCCTTTGATGTTGCTTTAGCAAAACCCTCACACGCACCCTCAGTTAAATCTGTTGGTATTACAGGGCAGCTAACGGGCAGTAGAGCTGATTTCATTATTAGTGATGACTGCGAGAGTTTGAACAACAGCTTAACTCAAAGTATGAGAGACAAACTATCGGAGAATATAAAAGAGTTTGAAGCCGTTCTATCGCCGAACGGAAACATTATGTTCTTAGGTACTCCACAATCCGAAATGAGTATCTACAATGAATTAGGGGTTAGAGGTTACAAAACTAGAATATGGACTGCAAGACGTCCTGAACAAAGTAAGTTAATTAAGTATAATAATAATTTAGCTGATTTTGTTATCTCTAATACAGAAAGGTCAGGCGACCCGATAGACCCTCAAAGATTTACAGATATGGATTTAAAAGAACGAGAAGCGTCTTATGGACGTTCAGGGTTCTCGTTACAATTTATGTTAGATACTACATTATCGGATAAAGAAAGATACCCACTTAAATTAAGTGATTTTGTAGTAATGGACACACACCCCGAATTAGCACCTGTAAGTATCGCTTGGGCAGGAAGCCCTGAATACGCTTGTGAAGATTTACCAAGTGTAGGATTTACAGGAGATAAATTTTATCGACCTATGTTTAAGAGTGAAGACTTTGCTGAGTATAAAGGTTCAGTTATGGCAATAGACCCTTCAGGTCGAGGTAAAGACGAGTTGGGAGTAGCCATAGTCAAACAACTAGGTGGTAACTTATATGTGCTTGTATGCACAGGGTTAAGTGGTGGGTATAGTGAAGATAACTTACAATGGATAGCAAGAGAAGCTAGAAATTATAAAGTTAATCATATTATAGTAGAAAGTAACTTTGGGGACGGAATGTTCACACAACTATTAAAACCAGTAGTGAATAAGTATTACCCTTGTAATATTGAAGAAGTAAATCATTCCAAACAAAAGGAGCTGCGTATAATAGATACGTTAGAACCTTTATTAAATCAACATAGGTTGGTTGTTAGTCCCCAATTGATACGTCAGGACTTTGATACTAATGACGCTAATTATCAGCTATTTCATCAAATAACTAGAATTACTAAAGATAGAGGTAGTTTAAGGAATGATGACCGAATAGATGTATTGTCAATAGCTTGTGCCTACTGGTTAGAGCAATTGGCGGTAGATACTGATAGACAATTACAAGACCACAGAAACGACAAACTAGATAGAGAGCTAGAAAACTTCATAGAAAATGCTTTAGGTGGCAATAGGGGTACTAAAGGAAACCTATGGTATAAAGTATAACCCTTATATAAGGGTATATATAAGGGTATTATTAGTGTAACCCTTATAAGGGTACATTAAGATATACCTACTACCAAATAATTATACTAGAAAAATTTGAAAGGGTATCTCGGTTGCACAACTGTCAGATTTTCCCCATACAACTTTTGCGTGTATAAAAAAAAAGACTAATTAAAATACTGGTTTTTTACAATTTGTTGTAAGGAACTATATATTCTTTACAATTCAGTTAAATTTTTTGTTTTGTGTTTATGTTTTTTACAGGGCGTTATCTGTTTTTTTTTCGTTGTTGCAATGACGAGAAACAACCCAAAAAGAAAACCATTGTGAACTTGTTGAACTTGTACTTGTTGTTGTATCAGTACCAGTTGTTGTTGTTGTATAACTTGTTAAAAAATTTGAGATGTCATTAGAGCTGCCAGTACAGATACTAATTTTTTAAATTACTCGTCATTTTAAAAAGTGAAAATTTAGGGGGTATGTAGAGTACCTAAAATTAATTCAAAGGCACTCTACGTTGAGATATGGACGATTTTTTTTCTTATCTTTTAATGATTTTCCGATTTTTGTATATTTTATGACTTATGCCAGTTTGTATTTTAGGTGCTTTGCCTTGCTCTTTAAATTGCTTTAACACTCTATAACTATAATTAATTGGCTTTTTAATTTTCTTATCTACGTTTAAAGACTTTAAAAATTCTTTATCGTTCTCGCCAATATAATTTAAATTAAACTCATTTAAAAAAGGATAAGTTTGTCTATTGGTATAAACGAACTTAATAAAATGTTTATAATTTATATCTAGTATTGAATTATGT